CGGGCAAGGACAAAAGCCTTCCTTCAGTGTCACATGGAACGCAAAAGGTAAGATCTTCAAGAGGCCTGCCATCCTTGACTCCATCTACGGACTGCAGGGTGTCGGTGAGGCAGGCCCTGAGGCCGTGGCACCCATCGATGTGCTGCAGGGTTATGTCAAGGATGCGGTTGAAGCAGCTGCCGGCACTCCTATTGATTATGACAAGCTGGCTTCCAAGGTCGCTGCAGCATGCGCACGGATGGACATCCGGATGGACATTGACGGCAGGTCCTTAGGAAGGATTGTGAGGGAAATGGTGTGATGAGATTGTGTTATGAGGGATCGGATGGGACAATCATTGACTTCATGTCCGGTCCCCTGGCCGCTCAGGAACCTGAGACGCTTGCCACCAGTCACTGGGAGTACAGCACGATCTCAGGGGTCAACGGCCTTGGAAAAGTAAAGCGGTTTTGGAAAGACACCGAAGAGAGTGAGCTGAGGATCACTGTCCTGGCTGAGAATGCTGACGAGTTTGACTCTGTCATGTATCAGATGCACAGGACGTTTGACCGGGACATCCGGAGGATGAAGCCGGGGAAGCTGTGGTGGAACGATTTTTACAGGGAAGTCTTTGTAGTTGAGTCCGGACATGAGTCATTTGAGGAACTGATGGAGTCTATTGACAAGACCATCCTCCTGATCAGCGTTTATCCGTTCTGGATCCATGAGTCCACATACCAGTATTTTGCCAACTCCGGTGCTGTGGCGCTCCTGGACTATCCCATGGACTATGGCTTTGATTACGATCGTCCTGAGTTCATCGAGACGATCCCTAATAACTGCATTGATGCTGCTAACTTCGAGATCCGGTTTTATGGTCCATGTGTCAATCCATATGTCACTATTGCGGGCCATACATACAGGGTGTACACAACTCTTGATTCCGGAGAGTATGCTGTCATCGATTCCAAGAACAAGAAAATATATCAGTATGGCACTACGGGTGAAGAAACGAACATTTTTCATCTGAGAGACAGGGAAAGTTACATCTTTGAAAAGATCCCGGAAGGGCTCAGCACAGTCCTCAGGCCTCTCAGTGTCGGTGTAGACATTACCATTTATGATGAGAGGGGTGAGCCTGATTGGATCTGATCTATTCAAACGCGGAAGGCCGTGATATAGGGGTCATGATGGCTTATACCCTGGACATGGCTTTTGGTACTGATGAGAACAACTTTGAGTGCGCGATAGACAGGGCTTCCCACCGCTGTCAGAAAGGTTATTACCTGCATGTGGAGGGAGAAGAGTATGGCGGCATAGTGGATAAGATCCGTGTGAACACGGAGTCCGATATGGTCACATACAAAGGCCGTACATGGCACGGCGTACTGGAAGGGAAGGTCCTCTGCCCGGATCCGGATGAGGATTATCTGGTACTGGACGGTGACGCCAATGCCGTACTGCAGGAGATCATTGACCGGATAGGGCTGTCGGCCCTTTTTACTGCATCAGATGAGGTGTCTGACATTGATATTTCCAATTTCCAGGTAAGATATGGATTTGGTTATACCACCATCAGGAAGATGCTCAAGGAGGCCGGAGGAAAGCTCCGGATCCGCTGGGTGGAAGGTATGGTGGAGCTGTCAGCTGTCCCGATTGTGGATTACTCTGAGGATGATGAGTTTAATACATCCCAGGTTGATTTTACGGTGGAAAAGGACTATCTGCCTGTCAACCACCTGATCTGCCTTGGACAGGGCGATCTGAAAGACAGGGCAGTCATCCATCTTTTTACCGATGAGAACGGCGGCATACAGCCATATGCTACTGTGGACCAGCCTGTGCGGGACAACCAGTACATCCTGGATGAGTCCCAGAAGGTCATGACCGGATCAGACGAAGTGGTAGACATCCTGGATTATCCTGGCGCTGAGATCACCACGAACTACATCAGGCTTACATCCAAGCCAGCTGACTGGGAGAAAAACTGTGAAAACTACTTTGAGCAGGAAGAGAGTGCTTACAAGTCAGTGGAAAAAGAACCTGTGGGATATATCCTGCAGAAGTCTAAGCCAGCTGACTGGGAAGCCAGCTACTCAAAGTATTACCGGAGGAGCGGAGACGACTACTCAAATGTCACAGGCACTGTGGTGTATGAAGCGCTCACACAGGTCCCTTCCGACTGGAAGACCAAGTATGATGAGTACTACACCAAAAACGGATCTTCCTACAGGGCTGTCCAGGGTGTGACCACTGAGAGATACGTCCGGCAGACAAAGAGGCCTTCCGACTGGGTCAAAAAATATGGTGAATACTTTGTGTTCTACAGTGATGGTGTCATCAGTGAGTACAGGGATGTGAGCGGTGTCTCCTATGATGTATACCGATTGCAGACCAGGAAGCCTACTGACTGGTCCACAGAGTACGGTGAGTATTACCGTAAAGCCACAGCCGCCGAGCTGAAGAAAAAACCAAAGGTCAAATACTACAGTGTGACAAAGACCAAGGCCGGCGAGGCACCCGGCTGGAAAGCAAGGAAGTATTACACCAAGTATACCAGGCAGAAGGCTCCTGTATGGAAAGCTGAGACCAGATACACGTATGTAAAGACCGTGTCTGCTCCGACTTTTGAGTCAGGCGCTGTATACAGGAAGGATGATAGCGCGGCGCCTGCATGGGTGAAAAACACCTTTTACACAGCTACCGATGAGATGGCAGCGCCCAAATGGGTGACAAAGAAGTATTACAGGCAGGTGACTGACCGGTATGCCGTGATGATAGACGAAGGGATAGCACGCCTGGAGGAAGCCCATCAGGCGGATTATCTTGGCATCGACCTGGAAGAGACGGAACGTGTCTATGACATCGGTGACATGGTGGGCAGTACGGAAGAGAAGACCGGGATCAGCGCGACACAGGAAGTGGTCAAGAAGATCATCAGGATCGAGAACGATGATATAACTATAAGCTATGAGGTGAACTAATGGCGGAACATCTGGTTACAGGATACGCCGGCGTGGGGCATGTTACATCTGCTGACGCCGGTCTTTTTAATGCGGGTGTCTGCGGGTCCGGACGCTATGTCATGGAGTCCAGCGGGCAGTTCCAGTATACGCTGGAGAGCAACAACTTGATCAAGATCGGCAGCGGTGACCTGGTGGATCAGGGGCGGCATATCACGATAGCTCCCAATACTGAGGTTGAGCTGACCATTGATAATGGATCACAGGGGAAAAAGAGGATCGATACTGTGGTCATGAGGTACAACAAAGACATATCCACAGGCATTGAGTCAGCTGCCCTGATGATTCTCAAAGGCACGGATGTGGATTCTTCCGGCAAGCCTTCTCCTGCGGCGCTGGTCCAGGGTGACATTTTCCAGGGCGCTGTTACGGATGACATGCCGCTGTATTATATCGATATTGCGGATCTGCAGGTCACCGGGGTCAGGAAAGCCTTTAAGACCATTCCTCCTATAAGTGACATATTTTCTAAGGTCTATCCCATTGGAGCGGTCTATATCAGTGTGAGCAACGTCAATCCAGGAACGCTTTTTGGCGGGACCTGGGCGCGGATCCGCGGCAGGTTCCTGTTTGCAGAGGACGACAATCATGCTGTCAATTCTACCGGAGGGGCTCTTACGCATGCTCTTACTGTTGATGAGATGCCTGCGCATACCCATAAGGGTCCTTCCCACACTCACTATGGCGCTTCCCACACCCACAGCACACCTAATCACACGCACACGGTCACGATCAGTGAGACCGGTAATCACCGTCATGCTGTTTACCGCAACAAGCAGGGTGCCGCAGGCACAGCGCGTTATGCCGCACAGGGTGGTGACGGTGTTACTACTATTGACAGCGGCCTTGCCGGAGCCCATACCCACACTGCTACCGTTAAGTCCGGCGGAGGCGGGACTACAGGTGCCGCAGGAAACCTTGCCACATCAGCAGCTGGGACTGGCAACACAAGCTCCACCGGAGGTGGGGCCAGATTTTCTATCATGCCGCTTTATGTGACGGTGTACATGTGGAAGAGGACCGCATAAAGGAAGGAGGTGAGAGAATGAGCATGGAATGGGAATGGGTTGATGGTTATGACAACGGCGAGTATACCGATGACATGATATTTGAGATCGACTACGGCACCAAGAAGCTGCAGGCGATCAAGGACCAGACCATGGTGTCCGGTGAGAACAAGTCACAGTTTATCCGGTTCCTCATGGACAGATACTATGACGGCATAGATCTGAGCACCAAAAACATCCAGATCATCTATCTGACGGAAGCCGGGTACTCTGACATCAATACTGCCGTATGCGTTGAGCGCAATGATGAGCAGATCCGCTTCGGGTGGATCGTGCCGGGTGCTGCCTGCTATGATGTTGGCACCCTGGTATTCTCCATTGAGTTTGTCGGAGACGATTATGTGCTTAAGACCAGGTCCTGTGAGGTCGAAGTCTTTGACGGACTCAACGGCGGCGAGATCATCCCTGTACCTGAGGAAAAGGCCTGGTACATCGAGCTTCAGCAGAGATGTGACTATGTCCTCAACCAGGCCAGTGCCGCCAAAGACGCGGCAGCCGGATCGGCAGCGGACGCGGATGAGTCAGAAGCCAATGCCCTGACTTACATGACAAGGGCAGAGGCCGCTGCCACCGGTGCACAGTCATCTGAGTCAAACGCCGCAGCATCTGAGCAGGCCGCTCAGCTCTACGCAGAGCAGGCTGCTGCTGTTTTCCAGGTGGCCGGGAACGTGTCCTTTGTCATCGGATCGGACAACGGCGTGACAATGATATTTACGGAAGGAGAGTAAGCTATGAGTGCATTTGAAGTGGATCTGGTAAAAGACTCCACAATGAAACAGATTGCCGCTATCCTGGCAGCACAGGGAGCCGGCCAGGGGGCTCATGGCCTGCAGGTCACATCCTATGATGATGTCCTGAGTATCGTGAGAATGGGGCTGGCCCCTCGGGTGTTCAGCGTGGGTGACATCATCGAAGTCGGGCGTGAGACAAAGGTCCAGGCATCCCTGGGAGACCACACCGGCATCACGGCAGTGGCTGTGGATGAGGACAAGTTTGTGGCTGCCATGCATGAGGCCGGCGAGAAGGAGTATGAGATCATCTTTGATGGATCTGCATGGAAGGTCGGCGGGACTCCTATCATCCTGGCAGACTACGGTCTGACTGTGACCGGCACTCCTGCAAGTGGAGACACCATCTTGATGGTAGAGACGGCTTCAACCATCAAGATGGTGGTCATGAACTTCATCGAGAACGGTCAGACCACGATCGGCAACATCAAGCTGCATGACAAGACCAAAAAGCATGGCATGATCCTGCAGTCTGAGGACATCCTGTATACACTGCAGTCTGATGCTCCTGAGGCATTTTTCCATGCCGCAGAAGGACTTGCCGCAGGAACGTACAA